AATGCCAATGAGTTTAAGTCTTGTTGGAATTGCGAGCATGATAAAAGGATGGAAGAACTTAAGTAAGCTATCCTAATCCAGAGAGCATGGTACGAAGACGTAGAGCCTCAAGGCGTAAAGCTCCAAGGCAATTTGGGATTAATGTAATAGAAACTGGAGCGGCTTTAGCTCTCTTGGAACAAACATCGGCAGGTTCAGCAATGAAGTCTTTTATTGCAGGGGATCTTAACGCAGGATTAACAACTTTATCAAAGTCTGCAAAGTCAAATAAGCAAGCAATCACCAAAACTTTAATCGGTGCATTTTTGGCAAAGGCCGCAGTCAAATCATTTTCACGGGGTTCGCCTATTTTGGCTTCCCTTGGACCAATAAAGGTAAGGGCATAATATGGCAATAGTAGTAACACGTACGGAAGCTGGGTTGAGCGCAACCACAAGTTTCCAAAGCATGAATAATCAGTTCGCAAGTTCTGGTTTGAGTTTGGTAGTACCAAGCGGAGTATCCCAAATAAGTCAGATCTCAATGGGAGTTAGTAGCGTTGCAACAGGAGCGGACTTCTGTTCAGGCTTCAAACTAACAGGAACAGCACTTCAGGAAGGAGATGCAACCTTTATGGGTCCTGCAATCGCTCAGGCCGCCTCTGGTGGCACTGGAGTTGCTAACTGTGTAGTCCAAGAAAAGACGGCACTAGGCGTAACAAGCGGAAACACTCTTGATATTCAAATGGCAGTAACAACTGCGGCAACAATCGACGCAAGCTGTACGATAACGTTCGAGTAAATTGAACAATGCCTGAAGGCGTTGGTTATGGCGGAAGCAATGTTGTAGCGGCTACAGGTAAGGATCTTAATTACATTGGCAATCATTGTTTTGCCTATTCGGGAATTCTTGCCAATGATGGGAGTAATGAAACCACATTATTAGAATTTCAAACATCTAAGAAATATATTAAGGGAACAGTACAAACTGGAGCTTCTCATACGGGGGACCATGCTGATACGTTTAGGTTTAGAGTATATTTTAATGATATTGTCGTATATGATTTTTTAGATGATGCAGGACAATATTATACAGATCCTCATATTCCTATTAATATTGTTGTTCCACCTTTTACAAATGTTAAAGTTACTGGAGCCAATACTGCAAGTTCAGCAGCTAAACTAATAACGGCTATTGTTACAGGTAGACTTCATTAATGACACTTTCGACGGGGCCGACCCTTAACTTCTTTGGAGATCATGTCTTTGCTTGGAGCGGGCAAGAGGATCTAACCGCAGGAGTCACAACCCTTTTAGATTTTATCTCACCAAATAGGTTCTATAGCGTTGTCACAAACGTCTCTTTCGATTATAGCGGATGTTCTGCGGGTGATGCTTTGTCTTGGACCGTACAGGGAAACGGCGAAGCGCTACACGTTAGCAAGTTCCTAATCATTGACGCAGGTGTCGGGCCCCAATTCCCTAACTTATACTATACTATACCACCCAATACGGGAATGAAGATTCTGGCACAGGGCCCCAGTGGCAAGATGACAGTAGTTGTAGAAGGAAAAGAGGTGCAGTAATGCCCACAAAGAGAGAACGTGAGTATTACCGCATGGGTTTTGCGGATGGTAGACGTTTTGAATCTGAAGGTTATCGCCAACCTCATTTAGAAGAAGCAATACAAGCCCGAATGCCAAACGATCGGGCTGGATGGTATGATACACCTTCAGGAAGAAAACCTAAACGTAAACTATCAGCATGGAATAAGTTTGTAAAAGCTAACGCCAAGAAGCCACGCTTCCGATATCGTAACGGTAAGTTGAATCTAAAGAAGATGGCGATCGCATTCAGGAAAACTCCCGCAGGGCGCAAGAAGAGGCGATAATGGCTTACACCTTAATTCCTGAAGGGTTTACTCTGAAGAAGGTTAGCAAGTCCGAAAAGGACGCTGTAGATGAATACTTTGGCCGTGAGAGAAGAGGAACTTATTTAGAAGAATTATTTGGAAATCCTAATGCACCTTTAGTTGTTGGTGCTGTTGTTTTGGTGCCGACTTTAATTGCTATTTTACTTGCAGTATTGAAAGAGGAAGGCGTATCTATTACTGATGATGTCGGTCAGAAACTAGTAAAGTTATCTCCTGCATACTGGTTGTTTAAAGTTGCTGAAACTGGAACTGAAAAAGGTTTAGAAATCGGAACTGATTTTAATAAATTTATTACCGGCCTTGGTGATGTAAAATATAGGGAATTGTTCAAACCATGAATGTTGGGGCATTAATTGCATTGTTGAAATTGGCACAAGATACCGAGTTAATTGGTGGCCCCCGTAGAACGGGACTCTATGAAAAAGAAGACGCACTATACAAAGCTGAAACTGGCCTAGGACTGTAATGGAAATCACTACGGTTTCCTTAATGCTATACTTTGCCGCTTGGACCGTATTTTATGCCCTTCTAAGCAAATATATTGCCCGATTGTCAAAGGATGAGTGGGTAAGGTGGGCAAAGAGCAGAGAAAGTGACGAAGAGCTTATAGAAATTTTAGAAGGCGTTATAGATGAGATAGAAAGCAGAATGCACGAGATGCTTGAAAACTTTCAATCTTCTTTTTTCGGATCTCTGGGGGCGGCTAGCAAAAAAATGGACGATGCTACAGGCCAAAGTACAATCAAAGCCATAACCAAAGATAACCCTATCATGGGGCTAGTTGCAGAGATGTTAATGAAAAGAAGCGGCCTAGAAGGCCTCATAAAGACCCAGAATAGCGATGAAATAGGGGTAAAACAGCCCCAGAAGAGCGCTAGACTAGGCCTAAAGTAGCCCAAAATAATATAATAATTATCCTTTTTACTAGGTACGTAGGTTTGTTAGAAACTTTTTTCTTTTCTTTTCTTTTCTTCTTTTAACAATAATAATAATATTATAAAGGGTGTTCCCTATGTAGGTATGGTGAGATAAATATGCGAAGAACACATTCAATCTGTTGTGAAGCAGAATTGATTATAACGCCAGCGTTTCCTATTAAGGAGAGACAAATTGTTTGTTGCCACTGTGGCAAGCCAGATAATGAGGTAAATTGGATAACAGCCGATTTAGAAATAAGATGATTTGTGAGAAGTGCAACAAGAAGCTAATGCACGTCAGGGATGTTGTAGGAGATCCTTTCATGTATTGTCCTGATTGTTGTCAGGTATGGGTAGAGAGGGTAATCCATGGCTAAGATCGGAAAGACCTTTACGATAGACTTAGATGTCTATCAGTGGTTAGAGCAATACGCTAAAGATAAAAATAGGAAAGTATCTTTCGTAGTTAATCAAGGATTGCGTCAGATTAAGAGAAATGTTGAAACGTGGGACTGTCCTAAATGCGGAAAGAATAATGCCAATGAGTTTAAGTCTTGTTGGAATTGCGAGCATGATAAAAGGATGGAAGAACTTAAGTAAGCTATCCTAATCCAGAGAGCATGGTACGAAGACGTAGAGCCTCAAGGCGTAAAGCTCCAAGGCAATTTGGGATTAATG